GTGCCACGGGGACGGGCATGACGGGTCCAACCGGACCCGCTGGAGGGCCGACAGGTGCAACCGGACAACCTGGCCCGAGCGGACCTGCCGGGCCCACCGGGACCGGTACGCAAGGACCGACGGGGGACACTGGCCTGACGGGGACCGGGATCACGGGTCCGACAGGTACGGGGATCCAAGGCCCGACAGGGCCGACCGGAACGGGAACTCAGGGACCGGCTGGTCCTACTGGAGACACGGGGACCATCGGACCCGCTGGTCCCACGGGGGACACCGGAACCCAAGGCCCGGCAGGGCCGACAGGCACCGGGGTCCAGGGTCCGACAGGGCCGACAGGGACGGGGACACAAGGTCCGACCGGCCCCACGGGGGACCAGGGCACCGCCGGTCCCGCCGGACCGACAGGTCCGACGGGTGACACGGGAGCGTTCTCCAAGGGGACGGCGTTCCCCGGAGCCCCTGCCGACGGCGACCACTTCTACCGCACCGACCTCGACGCCCTTTTCCACTACGACAGCGGCAGGGGGAAGTGGCTGGGCGAGCTGGAGACGGAGGGGGGCGGCAGGAACGGGGTGCAGACATCCGGGTCCTACGCTCGGCGGTTCGACGGGATGGCGTACTCCGCCGCTCTCGGCGTCTACCTCCCGTACGATGTCACCATTGTCGGGATCACCTGGGCGATGAGCGCGGGTGTCGTGGGCACTTGGGAAGCGAGGAGGAGCGGGGTGGCGGCGGCGTCCAAGGCCACGGGCGGGGCCGCGTCCGGGGCGGACATGACCCTGAACGGGGACTTCAACGTCGGCGGGATCTTCTCCATCTACTGGAACTCGGCGAACAACTGTACCGACCCGCAGGTTCGCGTCTACTTCCGTAGGCGGGCGACATAATGGCAAGAAGTATCATCTTCGTGAACGACAGCGGCTCTCCTTGGAACCTTATGAGGTTCGGGGGAATCGTCGTTCCCGCCACGGGAATCTACAACGCGACCGAGGTGGTTACAGATGACGAGCTGATCAACGCGATCCAGAAGGGGCTGGGGGCGGAGTTCGACTCGACTCACTACCTCAGGATCAATGGGGTCGACAAAACCGCTGCGGAGTCTCAGGGTTATGGGTCGCCGGATCAGCCGGGAGGGTACCCAACCCTCAACTCCTCGACGAATATCACGGACGGCCAGCATGGAAGCAGGGGTGGGGGATCTCTCCATACGGTAGCCGTGGCCGGTGTCTCGCCCGGTTTCCTCGGGGCCGATGACAAGACCAAGCTGGACGCGACAGGGGTTTTGACCAGTACGGCTCCGGTCAATGTTACGAAAGCCACCGCTGACAAGGGAGTGTCGATAGAGGCTTCGCGGCAGGATCACAAGCACGACATCACCACGGCAGCGGCGGTGGAGCTCACGGATTCGACTAACGCTGAGGGTGGCGCGACATCACTGGCCCGCTCGAACCATACGCACGGCCACGGGAACAGGGGCGGGGGAAGCCTTCATGCCGCAGCCACGGGGTCTGTCAACGGCTTCATGTCGGCGGCGGACAAGGCGAAGATGGACACGGTCGTTGCCGGAGCTCGCCCACAGATCTCGGTGTCGATGGGCGACAGCAACGGTCCTGGGGTGAACACGTCCAGCCAAACCCCGACGATCATTCGCTACGCCATCTACCGTGGGACGGGGGCATGGACTCCAACCTCGTTCAAGATCATCGCACAAACGTCGAACACGCAGCTCGGGTACTGCGACCTCTACGACGTGACCAACGGCAACGTCCTCGCGACGCTCTCGTTCTCGGGGAACACCGTGCAGTTGATCTCGGGAACGACCTTCGCAAACCTCCCCGCTGGGGAGGTGATGCTCGCTATCCGGGCATATCGCGGCGGTAGCGCGACCACCGTTTCGATCTATTTCGCATTGATGACTTCCAACTGATAGAGGGGCAGACCGATGATTCTTCACAAGTACTATATGTACTGCGACGACTGCGACTCGGCGAGGTACACGGAATTCAAGCCCGAGGAAGAGGGTCTGCCTACGGTCTGCCCCTACAACGCGGCCCACACGAACATCCGAGATGTCTCCATCGTGGCGACGGAGACCACAGACCCCATGCCGGTCAGGATCCAGGACGTGGAAGACCTCGATCCGACTCTCGCCAGGTCGAAGGTCAAGGGGATCAACTTCGACGCCCCGGCGGGGTGGACGAAGCATGGGGTGTCGTTCCCGTACCAGACCAACATCCTGTGCGGCAAGGGCTATGGGGGGTTCTGCGAGGACGGGGACATCGTCGAGTTCTCCATCGACCCCCAGCAAGTCGGGGCGATGACCGCCCCAGCAGTTCAGGGTGCCAAGGTCCTCAACGTCTACCTCCCCGACGAGGCGTGGGCGGTGCTTCTGAGGGGCATGTGGCTCCAGTTCGACCGGAACCCTGGAGCGGAGCCTGCGCCCGACTCCACGCATCCCGGCGATGACGAGTACGAGATCGCGGACTTCGACTCCGTGGCCGGGACGATCACCCTGCGGACGGGGCTGGCGACGGCCCTCTCCGGCGGGGACGCGGTGTTCATGGTCGTGAAGTACGCGGAGGACATCGAGATCCAGAACAAGGAGCTGGTGGATGTCGGTGCGGACACCGCTGGTTCCGCGTCCCTCCCCGCGAACGCGGTATTCAACGTGTGGTTCTACAACGCTGGGCTCGCGCAGAAGCGGGTGAGGTTCCGCCTCTCCTTCAAGTACGGCCCGGTGGCGCAGTGACGGGGCGTAGGTTACGCCCTACAACGTCCGAGTGAGAGGACGGCATGAGCAACGTCATGTTGCACGTTCACCCCTGTTGCCTCGATCGAGGCTCGGTACCCTTCTTCGTTGTGGAAATGTCCGCCGCCTTCCCGCAGTTCTTCCATACTTTCCTTTGCCTCGAAGACCGGGAGGATCGGGGCGCGGTTCAGATGCTCAACGACGCGGGGATTCGGGTCTTCCACGGCCCCCTGACCAGGGAGGTTGTCGAGTCCATCGACCCCTCCATCGTCGTTCTGCATGATGTCGGAGGCGACGCGGCGGAGGGCAAGCCCCCGTGGGGCTGGCTGCGGAGGTGGCCGACGATCAGTTGGCACCACAGCGCGGTCAGGCCGACGATCCCATGCGACCTCCATGTCTTCGCATCCGAGGCCGTGAGGGGCCGCTACGAGAACCTCGTCAAGAGCGGCTTCGTCTCACGGTGGGCTACCATCCCGGTCGACGTCCACGACACGGCGGGGCCGTGGTTCCACAGGAAGACGGACGCCGGGAACATCTCGGCGGTGAGGGACGGGCTTTCGCCGTGGGTCATCGGCACCATCCTGAACTCGGCCTCCTTCCCCGCTATTCCCTCCAGGGAATCTGTTCTGTCGTCCGTATGGGATGGACGCAGACCGTCCCTGCCGATGGGGGTGGTCGTCGGGTGCGGAAGTGAACAGGAATGGATGCTTCCATGGTGGTGGGAGCACTACTCCAGGCACAACCCCCTGCCTGTTCTGTTCATCGACATGGGCTTTGGCGAGAAGGCCATGACCGACCGGGCGCGGGAGTGGTGCGCGAGCAAGGGAATCTTGGGGGAGCTGCATGTCCCCATGGATGGGTGGTTCCAGAAGCCATTCGCCCTCGCTCAGACCATATTCGAGGAGAGCGTCTGGACAGATGTGGATGTAGAGATCCGGGGGTCACTGGACCCCATCTTCCACCAATGCAAGCACGGCCTCGCGGCGGCAGAAGACCCCTACTATCGCTTCAGCAAGGGTCCGGTATCCCTCAACTCTGGCGTCCTGGCCTTCAAGTTCGGGAACAAGATGATCTCCGAATGGTGCTCGACGATTTCACGGGAAGGGAAGAACTACCGGGACGACCAAGTCATCCTCAATGTCCTGGCGCACCGGAACCCCGGCAGCGTGGGCTTCATGCCCAGGGAGTTCAACTGGCTCCGCCTCGACGGGGACGCCAACCCCGATGCTGTATGCGTCCATTGGACGGGCGGCAGGGGCAAGGAGATCATCAGGGCCAAGATGGACGGGAAGTACCTCCGGGAGCACTTCATCGCGGATCTTGCCAACACCCTTGGGTGGAAGTCTGGTCTGGAGATCGGAACTTGGAGAGGGCGGACCTTCCTCTACCTTTTGAAGACATGCCCCAAGTTGACCATGACCACCATCGACCTCTGGGAGCCCCAGCCCGATAACCATGGGCCGGAGAAGTACACGCTGGAAGAGGGTGAGCGGTGGGATCACGTGAAGAACGAGGAGTTCGTCCGATCCGAGGCCGCGAAGTATGGGGCGCGGGCGGTGATCCTCAAGGGCAACAGCCGAGAGATTGTCCCGATTCTGGACGGAGGATTCGACTTCGCTTTTGTGGATGGGGACCACGGATCCGAGGCGGTAGAGGCCGATATCCGAAACGCTCTGTGGAAGTTGAATCTCAATGGGATTTTGTTTGGGCACGACATCAACTGGCCGTCGGTCAAGACGGTGGTGACGAAGATGTTCCCGAGATTCCTGTTGGGACCGGACAACGTCTGGTACGTTCGGGTCAGGGATGTCTTCGGACCCCAGGGATGCCCGGTTGGAGCCGCCGGTGTTGACGGCCCCGCTGTGGCGTGAGGGAGAGACATGTTTTACCGATTCGGGAAGAACGACGTTCGGCTGGCGATAGACATCGACGATCTGTTCCTGGGAGAGGAGTGCGTCATCGCAGGGGGAGCCCCTTCGCTCGCGGACTTCGCGGCGAAGGCGATCGGCCTGCGGGTGCGCGTTCCTGTGCTCGCGATCAACAACGCGGCCACGGTCATCCGGTCGACCATGTGGGTAGGCGGGGACAAGCCCGTATGCTATGATCCGAGCATCTTGATTGACCCGACGATCATGAAGTTCGGTATCATCAGCAGGCGGAAGTTCGAGGTTCTCGAACGCCCCTGGCAGGAGTGGCCTAACACGTTCTTCTTCGGGACCAAGGAAGGATTCAATTCATCCAACCTACTGAACCGAGACCGAGACCTGGTGTGGTGGAAGAACACCTTCTTCATCGCCCTCCAGCTCGCGTACAGGCTGGGGTTCCGAACGGTGTACCTGGCCGGGTGCGGGTTCAAGATGTCCAAGGAGCAGCAATACGCGTGGGAGACGAACTTGGACGACGGCGAGGTGAGCCAGAACCGGAGGCTGTACGGGGATTCGGTGCGGCAGTTGAAGGGTCTCCTCCCCCATTTCCAAGAGAGGGGTCTCCGGGTGGTCAGCGCAACGCCCGAGTCCCTTGCGAACGAGTTCCTGCCATACGAGAGCGCGGACACGGTCTTGAAGCGATTCGAGGATCGGTATCCGAAGGTCGATACCAAGGTTCTACCCCACAGTTCCAAGGTGACAGACGTGAAGGCCAGTTTAGGTTAGATAACTTGTTATCCATCTACCCGCTGCGGTAGAATTGGAGAAGATTCGGAGGGCGAGATGGCAGCGAAAGAGATGCGGTTGACGAGGGAGGAAATTCTGGGAGAGCTCCAACGCATCCACCGCCTCTTCGACGCATGGGTGGAGATGGAAAGCAATGGGTCAGGAAGACATTCTGAAGCAGATTTTGGAGGCGTTGAGGCGTCTGGAGCGGGGTCTTCCCCAGGACGATCCTCAATCCCGATCTGCTTCTTCACGACCGGTAGACCCCCGGGTAACGGAACAGTTTCCGAAGATCGAGCTGGCGATCAAGGCGGAGATCGAGAGGCATTCCGAAAAGTGCGCTACGGCCACGAAGGAAAGAACGGCGGACAGGATTAACCCCCTGATCGAGAGCATCAAGACGATTGAGGGAAGGCTTGTTGAACTGAAGAAGGACTTGGGCATCAAGATCAACGGGGTGAGGGACGACGCGACCAAGACTGCCACCGGTTCCGTTTCTTCTATCACGGAGAAGGTCGATACCCTCATGGAAGCCATGATCGGTACGGACAAGGAGCCGGGCTTATCGGAGAAGGTCAGAGATCTGGGGCAGTGGGTGGAGGCGGAGGAGAAGCGGAGGGAGAACGAGAAGGAGAAGTCAAGGTTCAACATCGGAACCTGGCTCACGGTCATCGGGATCTTGGTGGCGATTGGATTGGGTCTCTGGGCCGGTCTTAAGTAGGTGAAGCATGGCTGGAGTAGACCCCGCTTTCGTCGGAAGTGTCTTCAACGCCCTCCCCCTCGACCGGATGATCACCATCCCCTTGATGGCGATGGTGCAGGCCCAGGTCCAGGCGAGCAAAGCCTACGTGGACTTCCTCCTGGCCGTCTGCATCAAGGACGGGAAGGCCGTCGCGGTCCAGTTCGACTACGACGAGACCCTGACCGACGCGCAGGGGAACATCACGGGGGTCGCGAAGCGGACGATCCGGGTGCCCCTCATGGCGGCCGTGGTCCACCCCTGCATCTGCATCGAGGAGGGGACCATCGACTTCGAGCTGACGGTCTCCCAGGCGGAGGAGGAGAAGTCCGCGACGGCCGGGGAGGCGACCCTCGAAGCCACGGTGGGGTGGGGGCCGTTCAAGGTGAGCGTCCACGGGTCCCTCTCCCACAAGAGCGAGCAGACCCGGAAGACCGACACGCGGGCCAAGTACACCATCCACATCACGGCCAAGCGCCAGCCCGCGCCAGAGGGCCTCCAGAGGGTGATCGACCACCTGGTGGACGCGGCGACGAGGCCGGGGACCCTGCCCGCGAACGCGGAGCCCAAGAAGCCGGAGAGCCTCGTGAACGAGGTCCCCCCGCCGGAGGCTCCGAAGCCGTAGAAGGTGATCCTTGGGGATCTTCGACTGGTTCAAGGGGGAGCCCGCCCGCAGGCACAACCTGACGGACATCACCCGTGGGATGCAGCACGCCGCGAGCACCACGACGGCGATGCTGGGCGAGCAGTTCCTGCACCTCATCAACCAGTACTTCGACAAGGAGAGGGACGGCACCCTCCGGGCCAAGGTCGCGAAGATCGAGGTGTCGCCGGGCCAGGAGATCCAGGTCCCCCTCATATCCCTCGTCCAGCCAAGCGCGATCGTCCTCAAGAAGCTCCGCCTCCGCATGTCGGTGAGGATCGAGGACGCCGAGGTCAAGATGGCGGCGAGGGACCTGATGGGAAACTCCGAGGCGACCCGCCTCTCCTTCAAGGTGAGCATGGCCCCGCAGACGGGGTTCCTGGGAAGGCGCTCCGACATCACGGACATCGAGATGACGTTCGAGGGTGTCGACGCCCCCGAGGGCATCATGCGCCTGATCGAGGAGCACACGAACTCCATCGTCCCGAGGAGGAAGTCGGAGGCCAAGCCGTGAGAGTGCGACTCGTGTTCGCCAGGAAGGACGACTCGATCATCTCCAGGGCGATCTGCTGGTTCAGCCAGCGGAGGCGGGCGCCCGAGCGGAGGTGCTCCCATGTCATGGTGAAGTTCCAGCCGGGCGGGGTCTACGAGGGGGACTGGGCCTGCTTCGAGGCGATGGAACGAGGGGTGTGGGCGAGCCCCTACGACGTGGCCCTTGGGAAGCAGACCGTGGTGGCGGAGTTCGAGGCCGTGGTCTCGGACGACGCTGCCTACAAGGCCATGCGGGTCGCGCTCAACCGCTACCTCTCCTGGTACTACGACTTCTACGGGATCGGCCTCTGGGCCGTCTGGATCCTGGCGAGGCGGTGGTTCTGGACGCCCCTCCACTGGCTCGGGGTAACCTTCCGGCCGGGGACGGCGAGCAAGGCGCTGTTCTGCTCCGGGCTCGCCCTCCAGGTCGTCAAACTCATGGAGCAGATGGACCCGTCGGCCGACCTCGGGATGAGGGGCCTGACCGCCAGGACGTCCACACCGCAGAACGAGATCGACGTCTGCTTCGACAGCCCGAAGGGGTGGAGGGAGGTCAAGACGGAGGAGAGGCTCCAGGAGGCCCTCTCCGCCAAACCTTGACGCAAACGACGCGGGGGGATACGTTAGGATTGTCTTTTGGGGAGTCGACGATGGGAGCCTCCGAAGGGACCTACCAGCCGGAACGCGGCTTCATGAGCGGGGCCGGGGACTTCGAGATCGTGGCGGGGGCGCGGTACCACCCCTACCGCCTCGCCACGATCCTCTGGGAGCGCAAGAATGTCACCCCGGTCGACATCTTCATCGAGGTGCTCGACGGGGACAAGGTCTACGGGGTCGACCAGGTGCTCGGCTGCGCCTGCAAGCTCTACGCGTGGCCGAACTCCGCGAGTCCCTTTCATGTCTGTCTCGTGCCTGACATGCGGGTGCGGTTCCGAGTGACCGGGGCCGTTGCCGGTGAGGTGCAGTCCGCCGTCATCGTGTGGGCGGAGCTGGGGGCCATCTGACCCAAGGTTTGGGGGATACCATGGAAGAAGGGATCAAGGAGACGCTCGGGGAGGCCCTGGTGGCCAAGGACGTCGGGCCCGAGAGCCTGGAGAGCATGGTGAAGGTTCTCCTCATCGGGGGCAACGACGTCGAGAAGGCGCGGAAGGAGGGCGGAGGCGACGAGGCCACGCCGGTCTCGAAGCAGCTCGGGGACTTCCAGCAGATAGTCGGGGAGTTCGTCCCGCCGCCGTTCAACCCCGGAATCTGGGCGCAGACACTCAAGATCAACACACGCCTCGCCAGGTGCATCCGGTCGTTCGCGAGGAACACCGTCGGGCTCGGGTGGGCCATCGAGCCGGTCCACACGATCACGGAGGAGACGCCGGAGGAGGACAAGAAGGCGGTCGCGGAGCAGACCGAGGCCCTCCGGAAGTTCTTCGGCTACCCGAACCCGCTGATGCCGCTCACCGAGATCTTCTACCTGGAGAAGGTGGACGAGGAGGCGACGGGCAACGGGTACGTCGAGGTGGTGAGGAACAACGCGGGAAGGATCGTCCGGATGTTCCACGTGCCGTCGGTGACCATCCGCAAGCGGATCATCAAGGAGGGGAACCAGAGCGTGGTCTCCGGCTTCGTCCAGATCCGCGGGAGCCAGAAGAGGTACTTCAAGGACTTCGGGGACAAAAAGGTCGTGGACGCGTTCTCGGGTAAGGCCTACGAGGGCCAGGGCGCGCTCCCGGCAGAAAAGCGGGCCACCGAGATCCTGCACTTCCTCATCTACGACCCGGGCAGCTCCTACTACGGGGCCCCGAGGTACACGCCCGCGGCGACGGCCATCGCCGGGAACCGACAGGCGGCCATCAGGAACGTCAACTTCTTCGAGAACGACGCGGTCCCGCGCATGGCCCTCCTCGTGTCCGGCGGCAGGGTCAGCGGCGAGTCCATGCAGCAGATCGAGGACTTCGTCCGGGCCAAGGGGCGCGGGGTGGAGAACGCGCACCGCGTCATGATCGTCCAGGTCGAGCCCCTCAAGGTCGGGTTCCAGCAGCAGAACAAGGTCCAGGTCGAGCTGAAGCCCCTGACCGTCGGGGTCACCGAGGACGCCTCCTTCTCGCAGTACCGAGAGGCGAACGACGAGGAGGTCCGCGAGATCTTCGGGCTCGGGCAGATCTTCTTCAAGGCCGAGGGCGCGAACAGGGCGAACGCCCAGGTGTCGAGGGAGATCACCAACGAGCAGGAGCTGGAGCCGGACCGCCTGTCGAAGGAGTACGTGATCAACCAGACCATCGTCGAGGACATCCTCTTCCAGCTCATGGGGGCGACGGGCGACGAGACGGACGAGGAGGTCGAGGAGTTCAGGAAGAAGGTCCACGTCCGGTTCCGCTTCGCCAGGCTCACGCTGACCGACCCGCTCGACGAGGCGAGGATGAACCAGATCTACGCATCCCTCGGCGCCATCACGCCGAACGAGATGCGGGAGAGCATGGGCAAGGCACCGTACCCGAAGGACTACTTCTTCGCGGACAAGCCCCTCGCCATCGCCATGGCCGAGCTCACCGCGGGGCTCGCCCTGGCGATCTCGCAGAAGGAGGAGGAGGCGCCGCCGCAGCAGGGGATGCCCGGCATGGCCCCCGGCATGGAGGAGCAGCCCGGGGGGGAGCCCGCGCCCGACTGGTACGACGAGGGAGGGGAGGAGGGCGGGGAGCCCGCCGAGGAGGGCGGGGAGCCGCTGCCGGACTGGTGGGAGGGGCAGAGGAGGGAGCGGCTCGGGTCGGTCCCGCCCGCCGCGGGGCAGCCGCCGGTTCCTGGGACGCTGCCGCTGCCGCCGCCGACCGGGCTGCCCGGGGCGCAGAACGCCCCCGGCATGGAGACGCTCCCCCAGCCGGGCTCCTTCCAGAAGCCGCCGAGGAAGCCGAGGGTGCCGAAACCAACGAAGGGTATTGCGTCCCTCCACGGGGCGCGGGTATCATCGAGGAAGTACAAGTCTCTTACGCCGGATCCCCGAGCGATGGGGATCCTGATGGAGCTCATGAGCGACGTGCGGAGGTTCGCCCTCTCCGGGGCGGGCCTCTCGGGGGGAGAAGGAAATGGACAAGACCGCTGAGGCGACGGACGTCCGCAACGACGTGCAGTTCTCCTTCGACGCGGTGTGCGAGAAGGCGTGGCAGGACGACAAGGGAAAGATGTTCGTCAGGGCCGTGGCCTCCGACGACCGTCTCGACCTCCAGCGCGACCGCATGAGCAACACCGCCCTGAGGAAGATGGCCGACGCGGCCAAGGCCGGCGTCCCCTTCCTGGAGACGCACCGCTCCGTGTTCGAGTTCGGGCGCACGGTGGGCGGGGACGTGGTGGACTTCGAGGAGGGCGGGAAGAAGGTCCAGAAGTTCGTGGTGGACGTGGAGCTGGACGGGGACTTCCCCCAGGCCAGGAAGCTCTTCAAGGAGGTGGCCGGGAAGACCTGCAAGCGCCAGCTCTCCATCGGCGGGAAGCTGAACCTCAAGAACAAGGAGTCCGTCCACGTCGAGATGACGCCGACCGGGCTCGCCCGCACGATCAACGACCTCGACCTCGACCACATCGCCTCGACGCGGGAGAGCCAGGCGGCCAACCCGAGGACCTCCTTCACCGAGGCGATCTCGAAGGCGATCGACGAACATGAAAAAGGTCTTGCAAAAGAAATTGGGGGCGATCACAATGTACCGCAGATCCAGTTTTCACCTGAGGTGCTGGCTGCTTTCAAGCAGGTGGTCGAGATGGCCAAAGTTGGAGGCATGAACATGGATAAGGTTCCGGAGACCCCGGCCACTCCGGCGACGCCCATGACGCCCGCCGAAACTCCCACGACTCCCGCGACCCCCGCGACCCCGAGCGAGACGGCCCCGGCCACCGAGGTCGCCTCCGAGAAGTGCGCGAAGGCCGCGACTCCCCGTAACACCGAGACCCCGAAGTCCCCGAAGACCCAGCCGGAGCAGGAGGCAGCCATGCCCGAGTCCAAGAAGTACGGACAGATGAAGGGCAGGGACGCCGCGACCGCCTGCGACCTCGCCAACGACATCGCGATCCTTCTCGCGAAGAAGAAGCCCTTCCCCGGCGCGGCCACCCCGTTCGGGTCCGAGGGGGAGAGCTCCGAGGACTCCGAGGAGATGACCGAGGAGGAGAAGGCGGTCGTCGACTCCCTGTGGGCGACGCGCTTCGTCCTCGCGAAGGCCGTCTCCGGGGCGAGGCTCGGCGACGGGGAGAAGGCGTCCGTCTCCGACATCGTCGGTGCGGGCCCGTACGCCCCGCGCTCCGGCGCGAAGGGAACCAAGGGCCCGTTCATCCCCGACAAGGCCCCGAAGTCCGACACCACGGACATGGGCACGAGCGGGGTGACCGACCACCGCAGGAACATCCAGGTCGGGGGCGAGATCAAGCCGACCGCCCCCACGGCGAAGTCGGCGCTGGACTTCACCCTCGACCAGCTCGAGGCGGCGAAGAAGATCCCGGCCGACCTCTCCACCTTCGGGAAGGCCCTGGGCGAGGAGATCGTCTCCAGGAACACCGAGATCACGAAGTCCATCATCGAGATGGTCGTCGAGAAGATGGCCACCGAGAGCGCGAGGTCCTCCACCGAGATCCAGAAGTCGGTCGAGGGGCTCGGGGACGTGGTCAACGACACCGCCAGGAAGATGGCCGCGATGGAGTCCCGGATCTCCAGGGTGGAGAAGGCCGGGGGCGTGAGCCAGAGCGGGCCGAAGGGCAAGGAAGACGTCGCCCCCGAGCGCGGGCGCAGGGGCGGAGTGTGGGGCGGCCTCTTCAACAGGGCCGCCGGGGACGCGCTGGCGAGGTACTAAGAGTCCGGCACGAGGAAGGTCGCCCCCGTTCGGGGCATCAGATTTAGAAAAGAGGAGGATTCATGGAGACGGCCGCTCAGGGAAGAGGGGTCGGCGGGCTGAACGAGGAGATGATCGAGAAGACGATCACCACGGGCGACCTGCTGACAGGCGGTTTGCTGAACCCGATCCAGCAGACCCAGTTCATCACCCTCGTCAAGAAGTTCTCGGTGCTCCTGCCCATCAGCCGCTTCATCCGGATGCCGCGGCCGCTGATGGACGTGGACAAGCTCTGGATCGGGGAACCGGTCACGGAGTCCGTGGACGAGGCGACGGACACTGGCAACCTGGCCCGCGCCAAGTTCCAGCGCATCGTCCTCCGCGCCCAGAAGGTGCGGAGCGCCTGGAACATCACCACCGAGGTGCTCCAGGGGAACATCGAGCAGAACGAGTTCGAGCAGACCGTGATGAACACCATGGTCGAGAGGATCTCGACCGACCTCGAAGACCTCGCCATCAACGGCGACACCACCACGGTCGGGACCACGCCCCGCGACCGCCTGCTCCGCCGCCTCAACGGCTGGAACGTGGCGTCCGAGGGGGCGCACATCCTGGACGCCAAGGGGTCGAGCATCCAGAAGGGGCTCTTCTCCGAGATGAAGCGCCGGATGCCGAAGCAGTACAAGAACGACCCCGGCCTGCGCTGGCTGGTGGGCGACGCCATCGCCACCGACTGGGCGGACGTGGTCTCCGACCGCGGCACGATCCTCGGCGACGCCGCCCTCCAGGGCGCCGAGATGGCCCCGCTGGGCACCCCGATGATCCGCGTCCCGCTGATCCCGGACGACGCCCCGATCACCATCCTCCAGGCGACCCGCGGCGAGTTCCTGGGCGCGGAGTTCGGCCCGTTCGTCATCTCCTCGACGAACGACACGATCAAGATGCAGGTGGACGGCGCCCCGGGCCCCGGAGTCACGATCGTGCTGACCCACGGGACGCTGAACACGGTCGAGGTCGCCAGGCAGATCAACGCCGCCCTGAAGGCCGCGATCGCCACCCTCGTCCAGGACGTGGCCCGCGACGACCGCGAAGGCCGCCTCCTGATGGAGAGCCCGGTGGTGGGTGCCGCGAGCTCGATCACCCTCATGTCGGTGGCGACGGGCGTGCAGGCCTACACCACGCTCGGCCTCCTCGGCGCTCCCCCGTTCCCCGGACCGCCGCCGTTCTGGCCGGTGGCGAACGTCACCCACAGCGGCGCGGCGGCCGGCACGGCCAACACGGTGTACGAGGGGTCGTACATCTGGCTGGTGAACCCGAAGAACTTCGTGTGGGGCATCCTCGACGGGACCCGCATCTTCACGGAGTTCAACAAGAACACCGACCAGATCGAGACGATCGTGTACAACCAGGTGGACGCCCAGGTCGAGAACGTCGACGCCTGCGTCAAGGCGAAGAACATCCGGCGCCGCACGCTGGTCATCTGATCGGCCACGGACACCATGAATCCGAGACGGCAGGTCGGCCCCGGAAGGGGTTGGCCTGCCGTTTTTGTTTCGGTCTGGACGGTCCCCGGCGCGGCGTGTAGGATGGGGTGAGGAGGTCCTTACATGCCGAGGTACTTCGTGTACCGGTACGGAGGGGTCCGCCAGGTCATAGGGCCGGGCAGCGGACTCGCGTACACCTTCTCGATGGACACCGTCACCACGGTGGGCGACGAGAGGGACGCGGAGATATTCCTGCACATGGGGTCCCCGGACAGCGGGTTCTACCTGTTCCGGGAGACGGACCAGTACGGGAACCCGGTCGGGCCGTTCCCCCCGGTGGACCCGGCGAGGCGCCAGAGCATGATCGACCCGAAGAGGTTCCCGTCGGACAGGATGTCGGGGAGCGTGAGGGCGTGGAGGGTGGCGACCGAGGACATGGCGGACCCAACCCTCTATTTCCACTTCGTCCGCAGGAAGATGAACTTCGGGCGGGGGGAGCAGTCGTAGGAGGGGCCTCATGCCCGCAGGATTCGCCTCTGGGCTCCACACGGCCTTCGCCTACGTCACCATCGAGCAGGTGAGGGCGAACGGCATCCCGGACACCCTCATCGGGGACAACAAGCTCCGGTCCCTCATCCGGCTGGTGAGCCACTGGATCAACAAGATCACCGACCAATGGTTCCTCCCCGTCAGGCTGCGCGAGAGGACGGACGGGTCCGACAGCGCCGTCGCCAGGATCCCCAACCTCATCCCCATCCTGGAGCTCTTCAACCTGATCCTGGAGAAGCCGGGGCTCTTCTCGATGGTCATGCCCGACGTGGCGTACATGGTGAAGCAGCGGTACGTCATGATGCTCGACCGGCACATCAGGCTGCCCATGCAGCCGCACTTCGTCGTGCTGGACGGGGTGTTCGGGTGGCTGGTCGACGACTACGTGAAGGCGAAGACGAGGACGGTCCAGCCCCTGGTCGTGTCCAACGCTGACATCACGGGAATCCCCGACCCGAAGGAGATCTTCGTGGACAGCGTGGACGGGTTCGCCGTGGGGGACGCCATCCTTATCGGTAACGACCCGGAGCCGAAGTCCTACCCAGGCATCGTGACCGGCGTCATCGACACGCCCCCGCTCAAGGTGGTCTTCGAGCCCATCGTCCCCTTCAGCCTCCCCGCCGGGGTGGCGGTGTCGAGGTACGGGAGGGTGCCGGACCTGATCCAGTACGCGGCCATGCTCCTCATCAGGGACAAGATCCAGGGAGGGTGGGGGAACGTCGGGAGCTACGACACATCCGAGTCCCCCGGGGGGATCGGGACCAGGCTGAACAGCGAGTCGGTCGAGGGGTACTCCTACTCCCTGTCGCCCCTGAAGGCGATCAACGGGCCGGGAGGGGGGGCCATGACGACGGGCAACGCAGAGGTGGACGACATCCTCTACCAGTTCACCTCCAGCTCCGGCGGACTCTACGTGGGGTACGCGTAAGATGCTTCCCTTCACCTCGGGGAACCCGGTGAGGATCAACCGGATCAAGGTGGGGATCCGGGTGCTCTCCGTGTCTAACACGGTGAAGGACGCGGACTACCGCGAGGCCAAGGAGAACCGCGTCTACTCCGACCCCGTAGAGGTCATCGGGCAGTGGGTGGGGGGCGAGTCCTCGTTCAAGCTGGAGCGCACCATGACGGGCGACTCCCTCCCGACCACGGGGCACATCGTCTTCCGGTTCAAGGAGCTCGACGCCGTCCAGCCCGGCTTCCTCCCGAAGAAGGGGGACCGGGTCGTGTCGGTCAACGGGATCCCGTCGGAGTGGACCATCATCAAGGCCTCGAAGGGCAGCCCCCTCTACGGGAACCGCACCAAGTCCTTCGCGAGGCCGATCCTGCTCCACGTCGACCTGGAGCAGACGAGGAAGAAGTTCGGGTCCATCTGAGGCGCGCATGCCGTATGCGCGTAAGGCCGTGGCGTTCTCCATCAGGATCGCCCCGAGGGGCAAGTACGAGAAGCTCATCCGGGACCTCGGGAAGGTCGAGAAGATCCTGGAGGGGGAGAGGACGGACGCGGCCCTCCGGGAGCTGGCGACGGCCGGGAAGGACTTCATCGTCGACGGCATCAAGAACGGGCGGGAGGGCTGGCACCAACTGAACGAGATCACGAAGAGGCTGAAGGGCGGGGGGGACGTCCTGATCGACTCCGGCTCGTTCATGGGCGCGATGTCGGTCTGGAAGGAGGGGAAGAGGTGGTTCGGGGGGCTCCCCAGCGGGGTCAAGGGGGACAAGGGGCAGGACCTGAACCTCGTGGGCCTGGTGCACGAGTGGGGCGCGACGGTGCCGGTAACGGACGCGATGAGGGGCTTCTTCCTGGCCAACGGGGTCCCGCTCCGGCCGGAGACGACCCACCTCACCATCCCGCCGAGGCCGTGGTTCGCCCCCGCGGTCGTCGAGCTCCACGCGTTCGCGGGGGAGGTGCTGCGGCCCCTGATCGACTCCCTTCTTGAGGAGATAGGGTAGTGCCGGTCCACGTCTACTGCATGAGGGGCGGGGTGGGGACCCCGGCGCCGGTACTCCCGGCGACGGTGTCGAGGGCCTTCGTCGACCCCGAGGTGGGGACCATGCTGCGCAAGCTGAACCCGGACGAGACGGCCTACGACGCCGGTGGGGCGTACTACGAGGCCGAGGTCTCGTCGCCCAACCTGGTGGGGGAGAAGATCACGGAGCTGTTCGCCTTCCAGGCGTTCTGGGGCGTGGAGCCCGCCATACCGGGCCTGCCGCCGTCCCAGGCGGCCGCCGTCGCGTTCCAGGTGTCGAACGACGGCGGGGCCACGTGGCTGGTGTGGCAGGACTCCGTCTCGTCGTGGGTCCCGGCCGCCGGGCCCCTGCTCGGGTTCTTCAACGACGCCCTCACGGTGGACCGGAGGATCCCCCTGCTCCCGTGGGGGGACCCGCACCAGGTGCGGTTCCGCGTCAGGATGACCCCCGGGGCGGGTGGGCTCCAGAGGCCGGTGGTGTACGGGCTCGCCCTGTTCAACCGGCACGACATGGACATCTCCGAGGACTGCGCGAGGTCCGTCAAGAGGCACCTCGACGACGTCGTCAAGGTGCCCATGTACTACATGGCCGAGCTGGCCGTCCCCTCCGCGACGATAACCATCGAGAGCGGGATCGGGCTCGACGTCAGCGTGCGGGAGCCCATCAAGGTCTACAACCTCACGGCGGACCCGGCCAGGAACGTCAACCTATTCTCCTCCCTCGGGGGGCCGGACGGGAGGACCATCTCGATGGTGGCCGTGCAGGCCGGGCCGGTCGAGGTCCAGTTCACCGGGGTGCCGGACGTCTTCATCGGGGCCGAGGAGTTCTTCCAGGTCAGCAAGATGCCGTCGGTGGTGGTCTTCACGCCGAGCATGTCCCAGTACAACCCCACGAGGCACTGGTGGCCCGAGCCGGAGGTGTCGCAGTCGAGGGGGGTTGGGAGGCTGATGCGCCCCCGGCAGTTCTACAAGATCGACATGTCCATCCGGGTCCAGTCCTCCCTGAACAGGGAGGCGAGGCAGATGACGGACGCGGTGGTCCGCGTCCTCGACGTGGGGATGTACTTCGACTCGGTGGCGAACGGGGAGAGGTACTGCGTATTCGCCCAGGAGAGCAGCGTCAGGGAGGACCGGGTGGCGCAGGGGATCTGGATCGGGGCCGTGAACATCGTCGTCTTCGGGAAGATGTGGATCGCCGAGGAGGCGGGCGAGGTGGAGACCGTCAGGCAGATCGTGGCCTCGGTGGGGGCCCAGCACACTTGCAACTTGCTTTTGCCGGAGCACCTCCGTAGAGTATACCGGGAGAGGATCGAGGTCTCCGAATAGGGGATTTCCAATGCCGGAAGCCCAGAAGAAGCGGGTCCTCATGAGCATCAGCCGGAGCATGGTCTCGATGGACGCCCCCGGAGGGGGGATCCATTTCATGCCCTCCCAGCGCCTGGAGGTCTCCGAGGCGGACTTCGCCAGCCCCCAGGTCCAGAAGCTGCTGCGGTCGAAGTTCCTGGTGGACGTGACCGCGGCCGGGGAGAGGCGGAGGGCCGGGGCGAGGTGACCGCCCCCTGTCCACGGAGTCAGGTCGCCCGAGTGACGGGGCAGAGATCCGATGAAAGGACGGCCACATGCCTCTTGCCGGAATTGAGACACTGCATCCCGACGTGTTCGTCATCGAGCAGGCCGGGATCCCGCGCATCGTCGGCGTCAGCGTCAACACGGGCGGGTTCGTCGGGATCACCGAGAAGGGGCCCACGGACAGGGCCGACCTCGTCACCAGCACGACCCAGTTCGTCGAGAAGTACGGGGACTACTACCTGGGGTCCCTCCTACGCCCCTCCGTCCAGGCCTTCTTCGACCAGGGCGGCGCGCGGTGCTTCGTAGCCAGGGTGGTCGGGCAGGGCGCGACCATCGCGGACACGATGCTCGTGAACCACGAGGGCAACGCCGCGATCGACGCGAACGCCATCTCCGAGGGCGCGTGGGGGAACAACGTCTCCCTCTCCACGGAGCGGTGGAGGGCGACGATCGCCGCGGCCACGGTCGGATTCGGCTCGACCCAGATCCCGGTGTCCTCGCTCCGCAACGCGAAGCTCGGCGACCTCGTCCGGGTCTACGACCCTGTGAGCCTGAACGTCGCCTACGCGTTCGTGGTCTCCATCGACGTGGCGAACCGGTTCCTGAACGTCAGGCCCGTCCAGGGACTCCCCGCCGGGTTCACCTTCCCGGTAGGGAGCCTGGTCCACTGCGCGACCGACCACCGCCTGGTGACGGCGACCGCCGAGGCCCTGGCGAACGGGGCCACCTCGGTGGTCCTGGCCAACACCGGGAACCTGGCCGTCGGGGCGCGGGTGTACTTCGACGACGGATTCAACTACGCGTCGGTCATCGTGGACAGGATCGACGGGAAGCAGATCCGGTTCCAGCCCATTTCCATCACGGCGGGCGCGACTCTCCCCTCGGGGACCCTCGCGGCCTCGATGGAGTTCAACCTCAAGGTCTACGAGAAGGGGAAGTTCCGCGAGTCCTTCGAGGGGCTCTCGATGGAGAGCACCTGCACGAGGGACTACTTCGGCATCCGGCTCGCCGGGCAGTCGAACGAGTCCAAGATGATCTCGGTCGTCGACCTGTTCCCGGCCCTCGCGGACCTGAACATGGCGGTCCCGATGCCGGTGGTGAACCAGGGGTTCAACGGGGGGACCGAGGGCGCGGTGGTCACGGACAACGACTACATCGGGTCCGACACGAGCCCGAAGAGCGGGATGTTCCTGCTCAGCGAGTCGCCGGACCTCAACTTCTTCTCGATCCCCGGCGTGGCGACGGTGGCGGTCTCGAAGGCCGCGGCGGACTGGGCCGACCTCATGCAGAGGTTCGTGGCGGTCCTCGACGCCCCGCTGGCCTACGACGAGCCGATGGAGGTCATCAACTTCCGCAACATCGAGGCCAACTTCGACACCTCCTACGCCGCCCTGTACTACCCGTGGGTGATCGTGCGGGACCCGAACAACGCGAACGCCAGGATGGCCCTCCCGCCGTCCGGGTTCGTCCAGGGCGTGTACGCGAACATCGGGGCGACCAGGGGCGTCCACTACGCCCCCGCCAACGTCGCCCTGCGCGGGGTCCTCGACCTGACCTACAACGTGAGCGACGGGGAGCAGGACCTCCTGAACCCCATCGGGATCAACGTCATCCGGTCCTTCCAGGGGGAGGGGATCCGGGTGTGGGGGGCGAGGACGCTGACATCGTACAAGGACGGGCGGCACTACGTGAACGTCCGGCGCCTCCTGAACTACATCAAGGAGTCGCTCCGCACCGGGCTCCGGTTCGCCATCTTCGAGCTGAACGAGCAGAGGACCTGGCAGACCGTGGAGCAGGCGGTGTCCGAGTTCCTCGGCTCCATGTTCCAGAGGGGGATGCTCTTCTCCCCGGACGGGACGCCGGACCGGGCGTTCTTCTGCAAGTGCGACTCCGAGATCAACCCCGACTCCGAGAGGCGCGAGGGGCGCATGAACATCGAGATCGGGGTCAACCCTCCGCTGCCCGCCGAGTTCATCGTCTGCCGGATCGGCCTCTGGGACGGCGGGAGCACGGTCGAGGAGGAGCTGGCCCGGAGGTAGCAGGTGGCCGACAACATCGCCCCCCCTACGAGGCAGCTGAAGCCCCTTGGAGGGGAGACGGGGCAGGAAGACCCGAGGTTCGGCTTCAGGTACAGCTTCAACGTGCTCACGAGGCCGATCCGGGGGCAGTTCTCGAAGGTGAGTGGGCTCAGCGAGGAGATCGAGGTCGTGGAGATGCGGGACGGGACCGACCCGTTCCAGGTCAGGAAGATCGCTGGGACGAACCAGGGGGGCCAGATCACGCTGGAGAGGGGGATCGTTTCCCAGAGGGACCACCTCATCCGGTGGTTCGGGGACGTGAAGAAGAAGAGCGGACAGTACTGGGCGGACGTGACCGTGGGGGTTTGGGGGCGGCCGGAGGACAAGGATACGGTCATGGACGTGAAGATCAGGTCCGGGTGGCCCAGCAGGTACGAGATCGGCGACCTTGACGCGAAGTCCTCGGAGATAGCCGTGGAGGTTCTCACGGTCGTCCACGAGGGTCTCGAATACGTGAGGTGAGCAATGGCAGAGACAAGGCTTTCCGACCCCGTCGCCAACTTCCGCTTCATCGTGGTCTCGACGCGGTGCCGGGCGGGGTTCTCGAAGGTCACGGGGATGAAGGAGGAGAGCGAGGTCATCGAGTACCGCGAGGGGACGGACAGCGCGTTCCTCCAGAAGTACCCCGGGATGCGCAAGTACCCGGAGGCGACGTTCGAGCGCGGGCTGACGCAGGAGGCGATGGCCCTCGTCGAGTGGCGGAACGCCGTCATCAGGGGGAAGAACTACAAGGACCGCATCCAGGTCGACATCCAGACGTGCCCGGGGACCATGGCCAGGTCCGTCGTCTTCCCGAAGTCGTGGCCGAGCGGTCTGGAGATCTCGGACATGGACGCGAAGGCGAGCGAGATCGCCATCGAGACCATGACGATCCAGCACGAGGGCAACGAGGACCTGGCGGTCATCCCGACGATCTTCAAGAACGTGTAGCCTCCCGCCGAGTGGGTCGGCGGGTGAGAACGTGTTTACGGGGCGGTGCCCCAGGAGGAAACCATGCCGGAGGACAACCCCACCACGCCCGCGCCGGACGCCCCTCCCGTCAACGGCATCGTGGTCAGCCTGCCATGCGGGTACCTCAGGGACGGCCGGGTCCACCGCGAGGCGGAGATCGTCCCGATGACCGGGCTGACGAGGAAGGCCATCGCGAGGGAGGACGTCAGGAACAACCCCATCAAGGTCACGGACGTCATCCTCTCCCACTGCCTCAAGCGCGTCGGGGACGCCACCTCGATCACCTCCCGGCTCCTCGGAGACCTCGTCATCGGAGACCGCGACTTCCTGATCCTGGAGATCAGGCGCGTCTCGATGGGCGAGGCGATCGTCGCGAACGTCGAGTGCGACTCCTGCAAGGCGAAGGTCGAGGTGACGTTCCACATCAAGGAGATCGAGACCATACGGCTGGGGGACCCGAAGGACTACCCGGAGCGGGACGGCAGCCTCACGTTCGCCGTGAGGGGCGACGGGTTCGAGGCCGTGAGCCGGTTCCCGAAGGGGGCCGACCAGGCCCTCATCATGCCGGGGGCGACCAAGAACCCCGTGGCGGCGAGCTACGGGCTGTACGCGGCGTGCCTCCTGGAGTGGAACGGGAAGAGGGGGCCCTTCGACACCGCCTTCTTCGAGTCGCTCCCGCTCTCCGTCCTCGACGTGTTCGAGGAGGAGTTCATGGCGCTCCAGCCGGGCCCGGTCATGAAGCAGGACGCCTCCTGCCCCTCGTGCGGGGCGTCCATCGACTTCACGTTCAGAGGGTCGGATTTTTTGTTCCGGGTCCCGAAGCGTGGGAGGCTGTGAAAGACCAGGCGTGGCTCATTGTCATGACCACGGAGGGCGGGATCACGCTCCGGGACGTGCTGGAGATGGAGGACTCCGAGAGGCTCTCCTGGTACGAGAGGTGCCTCTCCCACAACGAGAGGGTCCAGTCCGACGTCGAGTCCGCCAAGCGGCGGAGGTAGACCGTGGCTACCGGAGAGACGAGGTCGTTCCTCATCCAGTTCCTGGCCGAGACGGGCGACGCCGTAACGGCGATGAACTTCCTCGGCCGCTCCATGCAGAAGTTCCCCTCCCAGGCGATCAACGCCGCCGCCCAGACCGAGGTCGCGATGGCTGAGGTCGACACGGCGCTCAGGCAGGCCGGGGTCTCGGCCTCCCACCTCTCCGACGCGTTCACCTCCATGGGACGCGACGCCACAGCCATGCTCAAGGCCGCCGGGGCCGCCGCCAAGATAGGGTTCGAGGGCGAGGACAACCTCAAGGCCTTCGCCGAGACGGCGCGCAGGTTCGGGTTCGTCACGAAGACGAGCACGGAGCAGGCCGGGCAGGCCCTCTCTGACCTCGGCGTCGCCATGGGGTACAAGACGCCGGAGCAGATCGAGAGGCTGGCGTCGGGGATGACCGAGCTGTCCAGGCGGACCAACGTCACCTACGACGACCTCACCGCGCTGATGAAGCGGACCGGCCCCCTGTCCAACGCGATCGGGGTGTCGGAGTCGGCGGTCATGGCCCTGGCCGCCTCCTTCTCCCAGCAGAACATGTCGGCCAAGGCGGCGGCCGGGCCGATCAGCAACCTGATGGAGATGATGCAGTATTCGGCGCTCAGCGGGCACCAGCTCGGGAAGGCCGTGGGGCTGTCGGGGGACAAGTTCGACGAGTTTGCGAAGGCGATACCGGACAAGCAGATCGAGATGTTCATGGGCCAGATCGGGAAGATGGGGAAGATCCAGGCCGAGCAGACCCTCCACGGGCTCGGGATCGCCTCGGGGCTCTCGGCGACCCAGATATGGCTGGCGGCGAAGCAGACGCAGAACTTCACGAAGTACATCGGGTGGGCCTCCGAGGGGATGAAGAAGAACACGGCCCTGAAGAGGGAGGCCTACAAGGTCGAGAGGACCCTGACGTTCCAGATGAAGGAGCTGGGGAAGCAGTCCCTGGCGTTCCTCCAGATGACGGGGAAGATGCTGGTCCCCGTCGTGAGGGTGTTCGTGCAGGCGCTCCGGGGCCTCCTCTTCGTGCTCATGGTGATCCCGAGGCCGGTGCTGGCGCTCGCGGCGGCCTTCGCGGCCCTCGGGGCGGCCATCCTGGCGGGGACGTGGGCGGCGAAGACGAAGCTGGTCGCCGGGTCGGTCACGCTCATCGCGACCATCTACAGGGAGATAGCGGCGGTCGGGGGGCTCGCGGGGGCCTACAAGGTCCTCACCTCGGCGCAGGCTGCCCAGGCGCTGGTACAGGCAGCCGCGGACAGGAGGAGAACTATAGCGGGCCTGAAAGAGGCGAAGCTGCCGCTGCCCACTAAGTCGGTGGGGATGGGGTTCGGGGTGGCGGGGGCCCCGACCGGGGCGATGGGGGCCATGGTCACCGTGTCCGCCGCCCTCGGGATCTCCGTGGCGGCCCTCATCGGGATCGTCCTCGCTCTGGTCGCGGTGTTCATCCTCATGGGGGTGATGATCTACAAGGGCGTGAAGATGATGCAGGAGGGGACGGCCAAGGCCAAGGTGTTCGGGGCCGCGCTCCTCCTGATGACGGGGCCCATCGGCCTGTTCGTGCTCGGGATGATGGCGCTCGCGAAGCCGATCCGGGACTTCAAGGACCAGGTCGTGGCGGCGTTCGAGCCCATCATCCCCATCCTGGAGCAGATCGCGCCCCTCCTGTACGCCATCGGGGCGGCACTCGCGGTGGTGATGCTCATAATGAGCCCGATCACCTATGCCATCCTGTTCATCCTCGGGTTCATCTACGCGATCATGCCGATCATCGTCGGGTTCATCGAGGGGTTCGCCGAGGTCCTCGCGTTCGCGATCGAGCCGTTCCTGCCGGGGCTGAAGGCCCTCGGGGACCTGTTCGAGTGGGTCGGGGAGAAGATCGGTATGACGGGGGTCTCCGCGGGCTGGCTGACGACCCTGCTGAAGATCGTGGGGAAGACCATCGCGTACTCGATCATCGGCCCGTTCGCCCTGGCGGTCAGGTTCATCGCGGTCATATTCGACGGGATCAGGGCGTACGTGGACGACTTCTGGGGGTCTATCAGCCTGCTCGGCGAGGCGATCGAGATGGTCTGGGAGGGGGTGGTCGCCGCCTTCCAATGGGCCGTCGGCAAGATGGTGGCGGCGTTCGCGTGGGTCCTGTCCCCCATCGTCAAGATCAAGGTCTTCTTCACCTCCATGATCGGGGCGATGGTGGCCGGGATAGCGAGGATCGTGGGGCCGCTCAAGGCGGTCGCCGGGTTCTTCTACTCCATCTACCAGGCCGCGAGCAGCGTCAAGACGGCCCTGGTCGGGTCCTCGCCGTGGCACGTCGAGGAGAGCATGGGCGGGGAGGTGATCCCGGCCCTCGAGAGGACGCGCGGGGCGTTCGACGACGTAGCCGAGGCCTCGTTCGGGGCGACGCCCCAGGTGGCCCGCGTGAGGGAAGGGGCGGAGGGGGCGAGGGCGGCGGCCTCGGTGGCCGCGGCGTCGGCGATGCGGGTCCCGGCCCAGGCGCCCCAGGCGCCCCAGGCGGCGGGCGGGGGGGCGAGGGAGGTCCGGGTCTCGATCCCCGTGGTCGTCCAGCTCGACGGGGTGACCCTCGGTAGGACGGTGATAGAGCAGATCATCGAGCTCAACGAGCGAAACATGAACCCGCCGGGCTTCCCCATGAGGGGGGTGGAGCCCGCCTTCGGTTAGCGCATACGGTATGCGCGGGAGAGGGGCATGGGCGTCTGGAGCATAGGGAAGATCCGGGGGAGGTTCCAGCCGGAGGACTTCACCGAGACCCAGGACATGAAGGTCAAGGACCTGGTCTGCTTCGGGTCGGTGACGCGGCTCATGTTCGCCGGGTGGTCCCCGAGGGAGGTCTCCATCTCCTTCGTCGTGGACTCCGTGCAGAAGGGGGCTGGGGAGCAGGACGCCGACAGCTTCATGAAGACGACCACGTTCATGAACATGAACGGCGAGATGGGGGAGGTGGAGACGGTGGGGGACTGCCCCGTCTACGACCCAGAGAGGGTCTGGGCGTACATCCAGGCGCTCCAGCGGCCCAAGGCGATGCGGGCCCTCATGGAGCCCATCGTGGTAATGATCCCCGGGTGGGGGGACCGTGGGGACGACGTGAAGTACGCGTACATCACGCACGCCCAGGTCAAGAGGACGCACATCTCCTCCAAGGGGGCGGAGGACTACTCGTCCGAGCCGGGGGCGATCCGGGCGGTGAGGGCGACGTTCACGCTGACGCTGAAGGAGGCCGCGATCTTCTCGTCCGAGAAGGAGGCCGAGAAGGCGGGCCAGTCCGTGGTGAAGTGAGGGCGGAGGGATGATCTTCAGGGGCTCCAGGTACGAGGGGTGCATGTTCACCGGCGTCCTCGGCAGGGACGGCAAGGTGCGGAAGTTCCTCCACGCCAGGGAGCCGCTCCAGGCCAGGGACATGGCGGACCCCGTCGTCGTCCACTCCCTCCAGAGGGGGGAGGTGATCGACGAGCTGGCGTGGCGGGCCGTAGGCAAGCCGCGCCTGTGGTGGGTCATCGCCGACGTGAGCGGCGTCATGTTCCCCCTGGAGATCGAGCCCGGGACGGAGCTCGTGGTGCCGATGGCGGAGCTCATGAAGAGGAGGGAGTCCTGATGGGCCGTGGCGCCCCGTGCTTCCCCGTGGTCGGCCTGGGGGTGGGCCTTCCGGCCCCCGTGGTGGTCCCGGACGTCGGGATCGTCGGGGTCCCGTCGCTCCCCGGGGGCGTCGCCCTCGCGTCGAGGCCCGTCAGCCGCAACAGGAAGTTCAGGGCGGCGCCGAACTTCAGCGTACTCGGGTTCACGGCGGACAGCGGGGTGGTGAGGGGGCTGAGGCTCGACGAGGTGGCGGGGTTCGGGCTGTCCGTCGTCAGGGTCGTGCTCAACAACCTCAACAACCGGCTCGGGAAGACGATCCTCGCGAAGGAGCAGTCCAGCTTCGTAGTGTCCCTCGGGTACGACAACCCCGGCCAGTTCCCGCACGGGACTTTCGTCGTCCAGCGGCCGAAGTTCCGGTACGCCGCCGGGGGCGGGCCCATGACCGTCGAGATCGTCGCCTACGGGGAGGCGGTCAAGCTGGGGGCCACCGAGCGCCGCGAGGCCTACCGGAAGATGGCGGACTCCGACATCGTCTCGGCGATCGCCTCCAGGAACGGGATGGCGGCGGACGTCGAGGCGACGACCCCGATCTACGACCAGGTCATCCAGGCGAACGAGAGCGACTGGAAGTTCCTGGAGAGGCGGGCGAAGCTCTACGGGTACGTGCTCTACGTGGACGCCGGGACCCTCCACTTCCACAAGGTGAGGCCGAGGGAGAGCGGGATCTCCGTCATGGGCGGGTCGGAGCCGGGCGTGCTCCAGGACTTCATGGTGCAGTCCAGGACGTTCATGAGGGGCCTGTCCCTCACCATGACGCAGATCGACCCGGTCACGAAGGACGAGGTCCTCGCGGTGTCCACGGAGTCCCCCGACGCCGTCCAGTCGACGATGGACTTCCGGAACTGGTCCGAGCTGGTGAGCATCCCCGGCGTGGGGCAGCCGAAGCGGTTCGTCGTGGGGGAGGGCCACCGGCAGTCCAGCACGGAGCTCGCGAGCATGGTGGACCAGATGGCGAAGTCAACGCGGTACGTGATCGCCGGGAGCGGGCTCCTCCACGGGATCGAGCAGCTCCGGGCGAACGACGTCATCGAGATCAACGGGGTGGGCCGGTCGAGCGGGAGGTACTTCGTCACCAGGGCCCTGCACGAGATCGAGGCCGAGGAGGGGTCGACCGGGGGAGGGTACAGGGTCAGGTTCGACGTCGTGAGGTGCGGCGCCGGGCCGCTGTCGGCGGCCTCGGGGACGCCGGTGGAGCCGCAGAGCGCCGGGACCGTGGCGCTGTAGGAGGTGTGGGGTGGGGTGCTGCGGAAGGAAGTCGAGGGTGGAGGCGAGCCCGGTGCCGAGGGGGCACGCCGTCAGGGAGATCGCCGTGCGGCCGGTCGCCATGCCGATGACGCCGCCCGCCCCGCCCAGGCCGCCCGCCGGGTCGCCGGGGTTCTCCGCGACCATCCAGCCGACCAAGACAGTCGTCTGCAAGAGGTGCGGGGCGCGGCTCGCGCTGAAGCACGTGTGGAGCGGGCGCCTCCGGCGGTACTACGACGTCTCGTGGTGCCCCGGATGCGGGAAGGGGGGGTAGGTGGTCCTGAGGTTCGTCGTCGCCGTCGCCCTCGTCGAGGCCGTGGTGGAGATCACGTCCACGGCGGAAGTGTTCGAGGGCGTCCGGGCATGGCTGGCGGGCAGGGGAGAAAAGCCCCGGAAACTGGGGATTTTCGCCCGGTGTGGCTACTGCCAAAAAAGTCCTTGCGGTTATTGCCAAACAGTAGTATTATGGGGACATGAAGAAGATCAGCGAAAGCACTGCGGCCAGGATCGCGGACCTCTACAGGGAGGGGCACTCCTCCTACAAGATAGCCGAGATGCTGGGGGTGGGGCACAGTGCCGCGAGCAAGTACGCGAGGTGGCTCAGGATCTCCAGGACGAGAAGCGCGGCAAGCGTCCTCGCCCGGTTGAGGGACACGGAGATCAACGTCGAGTTCTTCAAGGAGTGGAGTCCCAACCTCGCATATCTTCTCGGAATCATCTGGACAGACGGATGCCTCGGGAAGACTACTCGGGGGGAACAGGTGATCCTCTCGATGAAGGAGTCGGAACTCCTTGGGAAGATCGGGGAAGCCACGGGGGCCAAGGTCTCGCAGCACAGGAATCGAAAGGAGTGGATCTGGACGATTCGATTCAGCCTTTTGACGGTCGTTTCCTGGTTCAAGGATAGGGGACTCACGGGCAGGAAATCCTTCACGGTCGAATGGCCGAAGGGGTTGCCGGAGGGCCTGGAGATTTCTTTCGTTCGGGGGCTCATAGATGGGGACGGGTCGTTCGGGATCGACAAGAGGAACGGGTCTCTGATGTTCGGGTTCGTCTCGGCCTCGGAGGTCTTCGCAAGGCAGATGAGGGAGTGGCTCGGGGCGCGGGTTGCCGGAGGGAGCTTCTTCTGCGAAAAGGGTAGGTACTGGAGAATACGGTACGGCGGTCGGGGGGCAGAGAAGATCCAAGAGATGCTGTCTCCGAAGGATGGGGAGTGGGGGCTCGATAGGAAATGGAAGATGTCCTCTGGAAGTTGCCGATAGCGATTGTGCTCGTAGAGGCGGTCGTTGAGATCTGCGCCGAGGGGGAGATTTTCGAGCCCCTCAGAGCATGGCTCGCCGGGAGGGGAGATAAGCCCCGCAAGATCGGTGTGTTCGTGCGTTGCCCCTACTGCATGTCGGTTTGGATGGCAGTCGGAGCGGCCTACCTGCTCCAGGTCATGGGGGTCTTCGGGTGGATGGGGTGGTTCGAGCCGGTCCTGTGGGGATTTTTGATCCACCGGGCGTCGAATCTGTGGCACGAGGTCGTGTCGAGGCATCTGGGGCGGGTGCCTTTCACCCTCTTCATGCGGACCTGGAGGCACGAGGAGGTCGAGGCGAAGCCGGAGGAGAGGAAGGGGGATGGTGGAGCCGCTACAGGGTAACTCGATGCCGTTCTCCGAGCGGCGATATTACGGATGCTACCGTGGCACGGTCGCGGACAACCTCGACCCCCTGCGCCTCGGGCGGGTGAAGTGCAGGTGCCACGAGGTCCTGGGGCTGGAGATGACGACGGACTGGGCGGCCTACAAGGGGGGGCCGTTCGGGGGCGACCTGGACTGCGGGGTCTTCGCCCCGCCGGACGTCGGCGCGGCGGTGTTCGTCGAGTTCGAGAGCGGGGACGTGAACCGGCCCCTCTTCACGGGTACCTGGTGGGGGCAGAGGAAGGGGATGCCGCCGGAGACCCCGGCCCTGGCGAGGGCCGACGGGCAGACGTGCTGGAAGACAGACCCGAGCACCTCGGCCCCGAAGGGAATCGACCAGTTCAGGAGCGCGACCAACGAGGACCAATGCCAGCCCATCTCGCCCCTGCGGGCGAAGGGGCCGCCGCAGTACCCGTGCAACAAGGTCCTCAAGACGAAGAACAACGGGATCACGGTCGAGATCGACGACACGCCGGGGAGGGGCAGGATCCACATCTGGCACGGCCCGTCGAAGTCGTGGGTCGAGATCGACTCCGGGGGCGAGCTCTCGGTCAGGGTGGCCGGGAAGTCCTACGTCCTCGTGGAGGCGGACGACCGGCACCACGTGAAGGGGGGTCGCCACGCCCTGGTCGAGGGGGACGAGACGGTCCGCGTCGGGAAGGACCGGTGGCTGAGGGTCAAGGCGAACGAGACGCGGGAGGTCGGGGGCCTGCGTGACACGTTCGTCACGGGCAAGGAGCAGAGGGTGAACCAGGCGGGGCTCGACGGGTTCGTCGTGGGGGAGGAGCAGAGGGTGGACCAGGGGGGGCTGAAGCACTGGACCATCGGGGACCGGGTGGACGTCGTGGTCGGGAACTGGACGCAGTGGGTCGTCGGGAACCTCCAGACCAACGTGTTCGGGAACTACGACCGCATCGCGGCGGGCAACATCAGCGACGTCGCCAGCGCGATCGCCCACTCGAAGGGGACCCCGACGGGGGCGCCTCCGGTCCCGCCGGTCCAGCCCCAGCCCCCGCAGCCGGTCCAGCCCCCGGGGTGCCCGGTCACCCCGCCCGACTTCACGTGCCCCCCGACGCCCCCGGCCCCGTAGGAGGATTACCATGCCGGTGTCGCCGATCTCTAACGCCCAGGAGTGGAGGGCGGTCGTGGCCGACAGGGAGGCCCGCGCCTGCCTGCGGAGGATCGCGCTCACTGTCCTCTCCGACCTCGACCCGTCCAGGGTGAGGGCGTACAGGCTGACGGTCGAGGCGTCGAGGTCCCTCCAGAGGAGGCAGGGGGCCCGCATCGCGGCCATCGACTCGGAGGTCGGGTGCATCGTGTCCCTCATGGAGCGGCTCCCCGACTCTGGCGAGCCAAAGGAGTTCCGCCGTATGATGGAGGAGCGGCGCAACGCCCTCCTGGCGGAGCGCGGGGAGGTAGTCCAGGCCCTGGAGAAGCTCCCGACGATGATCTCGGGGTCGGAGCGCATCCTGAGGGAGGTCGAGGGGCAGGTCGCCAACGCGGCCTTCCTCAAGGGGGTCATAGAGGAGGCGGACAGTGCCGAAGGTGGCGTTCCTGGGGTCGCCGACCAGCCACGGGGCCCCGGTGATAACGGGCCCCCTCCCGACGCCGCACGTGGCGTGTGACTGCGGGGTCATGGCGAAGGCGACGGACATGGTGGCCGGGCACTACCACGGCCTGGTCTGGGTGCCGCCGAACCCCTTCCCGGCGGGGTCGCTGGTGGCGGCGATAGAGGGGCTGGGAGTGCTGAGGGTGGGCGACACGGCGGGCTGAGGGGCGCAGATAATCCCGGGGCCGTGCGTCCCGAACACCGAGAGCGACTGATCGGAGGTTCCGATGTCCGGCATCTACGACTTCTTCCAGGGCCTGACGTCCTCGCAGTGGGACTCGATGGTCAGGGTGGTCCAGGACCTCCAGGACAGCGCGTCCGCGGAGAGGATGGACAGCCTCCGCAACTTCCTGGCGTCCCTCACCAGGGAGATCGACGCCGTGAACCGGAGGAGGGACGCCCTCGGGCAGAAGGTCGAGAACATCGAGGTCATCCTGACGCACCTCGACGCCCACATCAGGGCGAACCCCGGCAACATGGAGGCCACCCTCCTCCGGTCCATCCTGATCCTGTGGAAGAGCCAGCTCAAGATCGAGGTGGCGGACCTCCGCCCGTCGGAGAAGCTGGACAAGAAGTACGACACGGAGCGGAAGCGGGAGCTCCTGGCCCAGCTCCAGGTCCTCGTCTCCTCGCTTAGCGTCGAGATGGGCGAGGCCAAGGCCGAGCGGGCGTCGGCGCCGCAGGAGGCGAGGGGGGCGTGAGGAGGACGACGGACATCATCGGGCGCGGGTGGGGCTTCCCCTTCCGGTTCACCACCGTCGGCAGGGTGAGCAGGCTCGTGGGGGTCTCGGACGCGTCCTCTACCGAGAAGATCGGGATGGCGATCCGGCAGATCCTCGGGACGAGGGTCGGAAGCCGGGTGGTCGACCGGGACTTCGGGTCCGACCTCCGGGGGATCCTCTTCATGCCCATCGACGAGGTTTCCATCGCCAGGGTGCGGTTCGCGGTCACCTCGGCGATCCAGACCTGGGAGAAGAGGGTGGACGTCCTGGGAGTGGACGTGAACGCCGACCGGGTGAAGGATGGGGTCATCGACGTGACGGTGTACTACAAGATCATCTCCACCCAGAAGGAGGGGAACCTCGTCTATCCTCTGTATATTTCGGAAGAAATGCGCGTGACCGGGCAGATAAACGTGTAGGAGGCGTCCCTTGACCACGATCAGCAAGGTCACGAACAGGATCCCCCCGATCGACTACACCTCCCGCGACTTCGAGGCGATCGCGCAGGACATGGTGCGGGCGATCCCGTTCATGGCCCCGGAGTGGACGGACAACAACCTCTCCGACTTCGGGATCGTCCTCCAGAGGCTCGTGGCCATGGTGTCCGACTGCCTCCACTTCTACCTGGACCGCACGGCGAACGAGGCGTTCCTGCCCACGGCGATCACGAGGAGGAGCGTCATCAACCTCCTCCAGCTCATCAACTTCACCCTGAACAGCGCGGCCCCGGCCTCGGTGGACGTCCGGTTCCACATGGCGAACGCGCTCCCCGGCGACCTCCTGATCCCGAAGGGGACGGAGAGCCAGACCACGGCGGACGCGACGGACGGCCCGATCTACTTCGAGACGTCGGCGGACGCGGTGATCCCCGCCGGGGACCTGGAGGTGACGGCGCCCGCGGTGGAGGGCCGGACCAGGACGGAGACCCTCGGGGTGAGCCTCGGGATCGCCCGCCAGAGGTTCGATGTCTCCGGGTCGCCCGTCATCGACGGGAGCCTCGCCATCGCGATCGACGAGGGGGTCGGGCCGGAGGCGTGGTCCGAGGTGGAGTCGTTCGCCTACGCCGGGCCGGACGACAAGGTGTTCACGACCATCCGGGACGAGAACGACAAGATCACGGTCCTGTTCGGGGACAACGCCCAGGGGAAGATCCCGGACAACGGGGCGATCATCGAGTCCGAGTACCGGGTGGGAGGGGGGCTGCGGGGGAACGTGCCGGAGGGGACGATCGTCACGGTGAACGACGTGCCCACCTACAACGCGGTGCCGGTCAGCCTGGCGGTCACGAACGACCTGGCCGCGAGCGGCGGCGAGGACGCCATGACCATCGAGGAGGCGAAGGTCCTCGGGCCCCAGAGCCTCCTGGCCCTCAACAGGGCGGTGACGGCCCTCGACTTCAAGACGCTGGCGGAGGCCTTTCCCGGCGTCGCCAGGGCGTCCGTCGTGGTCGGGGCCTACCCCGTGGACGTGTCGACGGGGTGCTGCTGCCTCGTCAGGCTCATCATCGCCCCCACCGGAGGGGGGACGCCGTCGTCCCAGCTCAAGTCCGACCTCGCGGACTACCTCGAGGCCCGGAAGATGATAGGGACGTGCCTGGAGATCGTGGACCCGACCTACCAGCCGGTGGACGGGGCCGGTACGATCTACATGGCCGGGAACTTCTCCACGGAGCAGGGGGCGCAGGACGTGGAGGACTCCCTCTCCGCCTTCTTCGACCTGGGGAGCGAGTACGTCGGGTTCGGGCAGTCCCTCTACCTGTCCGACTTCTACCACCTCCTGGAGTCCATCTCCGGGGTGGACCACGTCGACCTGACGGAGCTGACCCGGAGGCCGGTGCCCGTATGCTCGCCATGGACGTCGGACTGCGGGCTGACGAACTTCGTGGTCGGGCCCTCCGCCAAGAACGAGGGGTGGACGGTGACCGCGACCTCCCCGACGACCTTCTCCGTGGTGGGGTCGGTCAGCGGGCCCCAGAACCCCGGGACGGTAGGGGTGGGCTACACGACCAACGGCGGGGAGGTGTCGTTCAAGATGGAGTGCACGAGCGGGACCCTGGTGGTGGGCGAGAAGTGCCAGTTCACTACCAGCCCGAAGGTCGCCAACGTGCCGATGAAGCCGCTGGAGGTCATGACCAAGGGCGTCTTCACGTTCAGCTTCGTCGGAGGGGCCAGGCCCCAGAGGGTGTGCCCGGTATGAGCGACACGCGGAGGATCTCCGAGATCGAGGCCAGGATGATGGCGTCGGAGCGGCTCGGGTGGAGGGTCCACACCGTCGAGGAGAGCGCCAGGAGGATCTCGGCGGAGATCCCGAACTTCGTCGACGAGGCGGACCTGCAGAAGTTCACGAGGTACCTCGACGAGATCGTCAAGGCCGTCCAGGACGCCTTCATGAAGGAGACGGGGGCGAAGTGACCAGCCCTTCGGTGATAATCAGCGACCCCAGGCTCGTCCAGGGAGTCACGATCCGCAGGGGCCTGGAGGGCCCGCAGATCGTCGTGGAGTGGGAGGCCCCGGAGGCGCCCCCGCTCGGGGGGATCGTCCGCGTCCTGAGGAAGACGTACGAGTTCGCCAGCGACGCCTACGACACGGCGGCGGTGAACGTCTACGAGGGGGACGTGGGGGCCGGGCACGTGTCCGACCTCGACCTGGACCCCTGCTCCTGCTACTACTACACGGTCTTCACCTTCGACCCCCTCACCTACGAGTGGGTCTACTCCGTCGGGACCCAGGCGAGCCTGCTCGCCATCGAGAGCGGGTACTTCACGGACCGCCTCTTCGGGCTCCTGCC